CGCCACCGGATAGCCAGGCGGTGGCGGTGGTGGTGGTGTTCGTCTGGCTGTCTTTGGTGATGCCGCTGTCGATGGTCCAGACCGGCGTGCCGGTGATGGTGTCGGTATCCAGCCAGTCGGACCAGTCCATCGCGTAATCCAGCACCGCCTGCGGGTCTTTCTCGATCCAGTAGCCAAGCGCATCAACGTGGAATGTGGTGCTCATGTGATTGTCCTTGTGCGGTTTTCATTGGCGATGCGCAGCGCGCGATATTCGAGCGGGATGGACAACGTGCCGCCGAGTGGCCGCGAAAGTCCGATTTGTCTTATCGTTGGCGCATACCCGACCAGCGATACCGCCCCCGCACCGATAGCGATGCTGCGCGGTTGGCTGATTGACGGCGCGTAGCCCTGGACGACTATCTGCCCGACACCGGGCTGGATAAGTGCGGATTGGTTGACAGTGGGCGCGTATCCCAGGATGTCACAGGACCCAAAGCCTGGACTGATGGTACGAGGCTGGCTGATTGTTGGCGTGTAACCCGCTACAACAAGGGCTCCTGCGCCAGGGCGAATGCCGATGGTTTGGCTGATTTCTGGCGCGTAGCCTGTGACGGTAATAGCTCCGACACTGGGTGAGACGGTATGCGGTTGACTGATCGCGGGGGCATATCCAAGCGTAACGACTGCGCCAGCACCGGGAGAAACACTCGCACCTTGGCTTACGGTCGGGGCATAACCGAGGCTTAAAACTGAGCCAGCAGACGGGGAAAGCGTCCTTGGTTGGCTGACGGTTGGGGCGCTGCCACTGACGGTGATGCTCCCCGAGCTTGGGATTACGGTTGTGCCGGCGCCGCCTGACTCAACTTGAACAACCCCCGCGCCAGGGATAAGCGCAGAACCGCTTATATCTACAACGCCCGCTCCCGGTATCAGATAAGCCATTTTAGCTTACTGTTACTTTAGGGTCGATATGCAAATATCGGCTTGATGCGATGCCAGAAACCCCCACAGCAACCCTAGCCCGGTAAATCCCAGTTTCCGCAACCGTAGCAGTAACACTCAGCTTTTGCTTGTAGGTATAGCTCGGCCCGGCACCATTCCATGTACTCGTTGTATCGTCTGTTTGCGCGGCAGCCGTGGTTAATATCGTAACTCGCGTATCCGACACCCGTGTCCATGTTTGCTCATCTGTTTCAGAAGACGCCTCTACCTCAAGCCATACCTCAGCATCAGTAAAGTCGGCTGTGTCGTTGGTGATATAAAGATCAAATGTCTTGCTGCCGGTACTCGCCAAATCCCCATATATCCAGGGTGATTTGAATGGGGTTTGCTCAGAGCAGGTTGCATTCCCATCGGTCGTTATCAACCAACTAAATCCGGTAGAAGCAATGGAAGCGCCTGATGAACGGTATATCGAACTTGATATCAGTGTGCCGTTATACGTTCTTCCAGCGAGATCTGTTCTTGAATCGTCAGGCCCACAGTTGTAAAACCAACACTCTCCACCAGCACGCGGATAAGTCGTATCAAAGAAAACTGGATTGGCTATTGTTTTGCAATTATTGAAATTAATCCTGCCATTACTTAATGATGCGCTGTAAATCTCACACGTTGTGCCGTTGGTAAATCCTGAAAAATCAGCAGTAATATTTCCAACAATATGAGATGGAGCGGTGTTTGCAGCAATGATAACTCCAGTCCTATATCCTGGGTTTGTGAATCCAATTCTGCTAATGTCAACAGCACCATAAATATTAATTACTGCTCCGGCTCTAGTCGTTGTTCCGTCAGCACTTAAATCAATTATGCAGTCTTCTATACTTACTTTTGTAGTAATAGCTCCACCAAGCGACAAACCACCATTAGCGCCAAGCTTAAAAACAATGTCTTTTGACGCTTGCCAATAGGAAGCAGGAGAATGTAAATTAATATGCCTTCCAGATGCTATCTGTAAACCAATAATTGAGAATATACCGCTAAAGACTATATCGTAACTACCGTCAGTCGTCTGAATTTGATCTGTTGCGCTGGCCGCATAAGTAACTGGATTGCTGCCTTGAGTTGCAGAAATAAATAAAGCCGGATCGCCAGATGTCGGGCCTGTTATCGTAAGTGCGCCGCCGTAGGCTTTAGGGTCTACTGAGTCGTGTCCAAAATAAACAACATCCCCAGACTCGTAGCTTGTAACTAACGTGTTTAGGTCGAATACACTGGTATCCGCAGTAGCCCACGATCCGGTTGAATCGTTTGCCTGTGAGCCATCCCCGCCATCGTCTACATAATAAACACCAGCTGCCATATCATTCTCCGATCAGCGCGTTGGCTTCTTGTTCAGCCAGTTGATCTTCCATTTTTGCCGCAACAACCGTCTTGTATCCCTGGATATCAAACGCTGCGTCATTGATTATTACAGGGCCGTAGCTATGCCACACACCCTGAGAATCTTTGCAGCGATAGTATGCAAGCCGCTGCTTATCTGCATCCCCATGCACGCTGCTAATTTCAGTGGTAACAATAGCCATTAGTCTGCTCCCTCGTCATCTGCTGCGTTCTCTGCCGCTTTGTAAGCCAGCCATTTAGCCTTTCTTGCCTGCAACTTCACCAGCTTCGCATCCCACTCCGCCTGAATCATGTTCCAGGCGTTGAGACAATTTGCCGTGGTGATATCCCCATCCTCCAGATGCTTGAGGATTTTATGCGCCATTCGACAAGCCTCCATCTTCTCTGCAGAACGGTATTTATCCCGCAGCCGCTTGGTGAATTGGAGCTTGGTCTGGTGGAGTAGGGTTATTGCCATGATCAAGCCTGGGTCGTGCTGAACCAGCCAGATGCGTTGACCTGGATGGTGAGCGGGTTGCCGTCAGAAGTGGCGGGGACATCGGCAGGGGCGCTGTCGCCAAGGAAGTACCCGACCAGCGGGTTGACCATACCGGCGACGGTGCCTGACAGGTACATGACACCATAACGCCATGCCGGGATGCTGCCGCCAGAGGCTGTCCAGCTCGGGTCGTCTGAGTCGTACTTAAAGCCGTTGGTGATGGTGCTCGCGGCATCATTGGCCAGTGTCGCGCCGCCAGTTGTGTAGCCGTTACCGTTGGCGATCTCGTTGGCCGACACGTCAGCCCATAGATCATGGCCGGTATTGGTCGCGTCCGGGGTATAGCTGCTTGTGACCAAAGCCAGTTTTACAGTCGTGCCTGCGATGTCCTGCATAGACAGATCATCGAGGTTAGCCCGGTAAAGAGTGAATGTTCCTGCTGCCATAGTGTTGCTCCTTAAATTGGTAGATTTGGGTTACGTTATTTCATCGCCTCAAGCGTGGCAACTCTGGCTTTCAGTACGGCCACGTCATCCCACCGCATCTTGCATTTTTTGTCGTGGGCGATGCGCTCGGCGGATTCTTGCTTGAGATGATCCGATACCCGTGCGTCTACGCGATTGATATGGGCGATCAGTTCAGCCTTGTCTCGCGCAGCGTCGTCTGACGTGTAGCGTTTTGCTGTGGATGCCACCTTGCCAAGTTCGAGTCGGGTTAAACGATCATCGAATATGGCGTGCGTTCTTTGCGTCTCTTTGACGTGTTCATCGTTTCCGCTGAACACCTCGTAACTCATTCTGATGGTCACCGATATGAGCAAGGCGATGAACGCCATCAGCGCCCATGTCTTCCAGTCGCGCAGTTGTTCTTTCATCACTTGATGCCCCCAATGAGCATTGCCATCAGGCCACCTACGACCGCCATCAGCACACCGCCAATCAGCCCGATCAGCACCAGTCTGTAGGGTTCAAACTCTTTGCGCGTCAGAAGTTCGTTCAGTGCCGCCTTGACCGTCTTCATGTCGGACTGCAACCCGTCGATCTTGTGCATCATCTGCGCCTCCAGAAGCAGCATCTTGTTTTCAACCTTGTCGCGGCATGCTTCCATCTCATGCGCTTTAATCAAGTCGTCTCCGTTGCTCATGCTTCCGCCTTTTTGTCGTCGCCAATGATCACGCCGTCGAAGTTCCACAGGTTGATCCAGGTCATAAACAGCCCGCGTTGTTTGTCTTTGATCTTTTGGTCTTCGCTTGCCGTGTATTGGGTGACAACGTGGTCATATCCGCGATGCAAAAAATGCGGAACCAGTCGGATTACGTGCCACTTGCTGACGATGCCAAACTCTTCAGCCAGCCGCGATCTACGCATCAGCACATAGCCGCCTTCACGCAGCCATTTACCGAAGGCGTAGGTTAGGCAGTTCATCGCATTCCCCACACGTCTGACATGGTTGGGTGCAGCTTGTCGTGCAGTTCGATCAGTCCCATCAGCGCACCGCTGGCCGCTTCGTTGAATCCTTGCCGCCCGTAGCGCGACGGCAGCATCAGGTCGGTCATGTAGCTCGCACAGAGCGGATCGCCCCAGGTCTGCACGATGCGCTCGGCGATGTGCGGGTGCTGGTATCGAATGGCGGCGATCATGTCGGCGGGGATCACTCGATGGCCTCACGTGCAACCCAGCCGGCAGCGAAGGCCAGCATTGCCCAGTAGGCCGGCACGCGGCCGTTTTCAGCTAGGCGAATCCAGTCGTCGAAGGCTTTGAGCATGCGTTCCATCACTTCACAGCCTTTTCAGGTTGATGCCAGTCAATGAGCGCGTTGAATTGGGCGATGCAGGCGTTGGCGCGTCCATAGTTTTCGGCAACATTGGCGGCAACAAGAGCGGCAGCAATGGTTGCGGACGGATCAACAGGTCGGCTGGCGGCTTGGGGCATTCCGGCGCCTGATACAGCGGCATTGACGAGCACCCCGAGATCAGCAGGACAGTTGCCAGTAATGCCGTTGGCATACGCCAGGTATTCGGTCTTGACATCGTTCAGCCTCCGCTGCGTTTTGATAAGTTCCGCGCTGATCGCGTCACCCCGCGCGACTTCAGACAGATATCTTTGATGCGCTGCCGCCGCAGCTTCAGCCGCAGCCAGTTGATGCCTTCCTTCGCAAGCAGCCATGCCGCGATTAAACACAGCCAGATAGCCGCCAACACAAAGACCGGCGACAACAAGGCCAAGGCCAATCCACTGCGTAATGGGGCTTCGGATGATCTTGAAAAACGCAAGCATTTCATTTCTCTATCGGCCACGTTTTGCGGTAGGCGTCAATTTCGTTGATGAACTTGAAGAAATCGGCCCATTCGGAATTGTCAATAAGGAGGCTCCCTTCTCCGACATAACCTAGAGATAACCAACCAGACTCATCTAATGCAGCCACCTTGCCGCCGATGTACTCATCAGGAATTAAGATCGTGTAGTGTTTTCCGTTCTCTACGATTTTCATTTCATTTGCTTCCCGTTTTGTCAGTCCACTCGCGCCCCAGCCAGACGGCGAGCACGGCGGCAAAGGCGATACCGAACTCCGTGGCGCTCATGGCCGGAAACGTCAGCCCCCAAAGCATCAGACCGGCGACGGCGAACTTGTAGATCAGCACCAGCGCAGCCAGCGCGACAAACAGCAGCGTGTGGCTTTCCCGGCCCCGGCTATCTTTGATGGTGGGCAGGAATCTCATGCGTAAAATGTCCTTCTTCCAGAGCGCGGCGCGCGATTGGTCAGGTGCAGCCAGCCGCGTGTTTGCGCTGGGTGCTCGCGGTAGAGTCCGAAGCGTTCAAGCAGCGGGTCGGTGATGGCGTTGTCCAGGTCGCCATCGGCATCGTAGATATCGACACCGCGCCCTTCCTTGTGACTGCTGTGCGCGGATCCGGTCAGGCAGACGGCCGGACGCCAGCCGCCATTTTTCTCGCCAGCAATCAGCGTGCCGGTGATTGGGTTGATGTCCAAATCGGCCGCGCCGGACTCCACCAGGCTGGCCAGCAGTTTGTTGACCTGCACCAGCAGCATTTCTGCGCTGGCGCGATGATCGGCACTGATACCGGGATGGCCTACATATCCGGCGAAGTAGTCGGCGAGGGTGATGCGGCTCATGCGGGCCTCCGGTTGATCTTCCGGGCCGCCCTGGTGACAAGGCGGCCGAGACGATCAACGCTTAAACGGTTTTCTTCTTACCGATTGCAGTACAGCCGACCAGCGCGCCACCTGTAACGATGGTGCCGACGTAGCCGATGTATTGAAGGCACTTGTTCAGCTCAATCGACAACGACTGGGCGGCCGGGTCGTTTGAAGTGCTCACCGTGGTGAAGGTGCCCACCGTGGTCGGGCTGGACAGATTGCTGGAGGCCGAAGTGATGACGGTGCCGATCAAGGTGCCGCCATCCAGAATGCCGGCGTTCTGCGTGACAATCAGAAAGCCATCATAATCGGTCACATCAATGCCGGCCGCGCTGGTGGCGTTGGCGGTGGCTGCGGCATCGACTGACGCCAGCAGTTGCATGGTGGTCACCGCCTGCGAAATGGAGGAGGGAATCATGGCGTATCCTTTTCAGGTTCAACCGCGCCGAGCACCAGTTCAGGCGTATCAACAGCGGTCATGGGTTTTTTCTTGGCCAGCTTCACAGGCTCATCCGGTGCCGGAATAGACTTACCAGTCTGGATCAGCATGCGCGCCAGTTTTTCCGGCGCTTCATAGACGCTGCCCACCGCCTGGACGTTGCCGTCCAGGAAGTGGCCGCGCAGGGCTTTAAGTTTCATCGCCCTGCACCCTATCAAGCGACGGTGGCGTCGTAGCTGAACGCAGCCGGGTAGCGCATGCCGGTGTCGATGGCGTACCAGGCGCGCACGGCAGACAGCCCGCGGGTAAAATCGCTATAGGGGTTTACCATTAACTCTAATTGCCCCCATTCTGCTACGACAACACTTGGCCACAGCCCAAACAGCATGGTATTGGCAGACATCTGGTTAGTAGCGCGGCAGTGGAAGCCGGCCATCATGCCTTCCAGCAGCGAGCCATTCCAGATTGGGGTGTCAGTGTTCGCGAAGCGCGAGCGACCCATCAGCAGTGCGGCAGAAGCCGGGTCGGCAACGTAGGCGCAGCCAGGGCGCAGCGCGTTAGCGGCCATGACATCCACTTGGGCGGCAAGAACATCGGCAAAGGTGCTGGTGTCGTCGGTGTCAAACGTGCCGACGCCGCTGGTGCCAACGATGCCTTGCGGCTGGCCGTTATTACCCGCACCGCGAATCGCGGCCACGTCAACCGCCAGCGCCAAAACTTGCGCCAGGTCGTTCATCACCATCGCTTCCACGTCTGGGCTGGATTGGCTCATCAGTTGATGGCTGATTTCTGTCAACGCAGCGACGTTCTTCGGCGACAGTGAGAGTTGGCCGAGCGTGGCCTGGCTTTCGGTAATCGCGGTGTTTTCGTCGGCCAGCCAGTAAGCGGTGCCGCCGGCCGTCATTTTCGGGATGGTGATGTTGCCGACCAGGCCGGTTAGGCGGGTTGCGCCCAGGCTCAACACCACGGAATCGTTGCGCAGCAAATCGATGAAGTTACCGGGCTGGTTGTCGGTGTTGACCAGATATTGCGAACCGGACACGCCGGCGACGGTCATGTCACGGCGGCCACCCTGCGAACGGGCCTGCACTTCCATTGGGACGAAGAAGCTGGAACCGCTGCGGGCATTGACGCCATGCACTGACATCACCGCCTTGTGCGCTTCCAGTTCCATGCCGGCCTTGGACCAGTCCTTGGTCATCGCAGCGCGCAGGGCGCGGGTGACGCTGTAATTGGCGGTTTCCTTCTTGCTCATGCCAATGCCGGCCGGCATCTGGTCCTTGCCGCGTTCCTGCATGATCTTGATCATGTCGTCGGCGACTTGTTCCAGGCTGGCGCCTGCGCTGATCCATTCGCGCTCGAAGCGTGAATCCAGCGCGTTGGCACGGCACAGGTTCTGGATGGCCAGCTTGCGCTTGCCTTCGATTTCCAGCATGTTCATGCGTTGGGCGGGAGCACCGTTGTCGGTGATCTGGATGTCGGCGATGACGCCCGCCGGGGCGTTTTGGGTTTCAGCCATGATGGCCTCCTGTGATGTGGCGGGTTGCGCCGGGGTTAAATCGGGTTGTTCAGTCAGATTGAATTCGGGAAGTTCGCGGAAGAAGCCGGCGTTGATGTCGGCCGGCTCGGCGACCAGTGCGGTATGCGTTGGCATCCAGCGGGTGGTGATCAGCACGCCATCGTTGCGGACATAACCCTTGATGCGGGCATAGCCGACCGAGACGGATCGGATGATGCCGGCCATAACGTCCTGAGCCAGTTCGGCTGCTTCCGAGCGGGTTCCGAAGCGGGCGATGCCGCGCATGGTGCCGGATGCAAAGCTGATATCCTCGACCAGCCCGACGTTGATCTGGCCGGATCGGTGCGTGGCGATGATCGGGATCGGCGCGCGGGAAAGGTCAACCGCTTCCGTGCTATGCACCAGGATCTCCGGGCCGTCCTGCACTTCGACCACGGCATCGCTTGATATCACCACCGGGATGCGGCCATCCTCGGCGCGGGTGGCTTCAAAGGTAAAATGGCGGATCTGCGCGTTATGTCTCATTGTCGTCTTCTTCCTCGGGCACTTCGGGCACGTCTGGCACTGGTTGCGGCGGCATGATTTCCACCGGCGGCGATGTGGTGTCGGTGGTGATGTCGTTTTCTTCCAGCATGTCCAGCTCGCGGCGGCGGGTGGCAATCACGTCTTCGATATCCAGCCCGCCCGCAGTGGCGGCGATGATGTCGGTCTTGGTGATGTAGCCCGCCAGCTCGGCTTCCTTGTAGGCTTTGACTTCCTTGGCGGGATCAACCCAGCCCCAGCCACGCGGCTTGAACTTGACCGCCTCGAACTTGGCGCGGTTGGCGCCGTAGTCCTGGATGTCTATCGGCGCAATGGCGCGGACAAACACGGCGGCCTGCATGAATTCACGATGCAGCGGATCGCGGAAGGAACGCATCCACCAGGCTTGCAGCACGCGCCAGGTGTCGCGGTCATCCAGCAAGGCCAGGCGGCTGCTGCTGTAATTGCTTTGCGAATAATCCCGGCTCAGGCTTTCGTAACTGACCCCGACGCCGGCCGCGATTCCGCGCAGGGCGGCGCGGGTGAACGGGTCGAAGGTTTCATTCGGGTAGGTCGGGTCCCAGGAGCTGAACTTGTAGCCGGGCGGCAGTTGCGTGAATTCGCCGGCCTCGACCGTCATGTTGGGCGTGCCGTCGGCTTCTTCGCCGTCCTTGATGACCTGTTCGCCTTCCGGGTTTTCAAAGAAGCCGACTTTGCTGGCGCCGATGCGGGCTGATATCACCGCGGCTTCTTCAAACTCGCCCAACTGGTTCAGCCGGCTGATGGCCGCATGCAGGGCCGGGACGCCGCGCATCTGCGGCCAGCGGTCGGTCAACTTCAGATGGATGATATCGGCGGCTTCGACGCGCACGATCTCGTCGAGTTGCTTGCCCGGCGTCAAGCGCATCGTGTTGGGATGCTGCTTGTGGAAATAGTAGGCGAGCGGACGATTAAACTCGTCATGCTCGATGCCCATCATGATTGTCCGGCCGTTGGTGGACTTGATCTCAAAGTCATCGGCCAGGCGCTCGGGTTCAATCAGTTCCAGCGCCAGCGGAATGGTGCCGGCGCCAAACGGGCGACGATGTTTGCGGATGAAGACCTCGCCGGCCTGGAACACTTCCGACATCGCCGCGCGCTCAAAATCCGAGAAGTGCAAGGCGCCGCCGGTGTGGCAGGTATCGGCGCGGCTCCATTCCTTCCAGGTCTTCTCGATGGCGTCGTTGATGTCGTTCAGCAGGCGGCCGCGCTGGTTCATAACTTGCGCCTGCACGCCGACACCCATGCCGATCACGTTGTTGACCACGACCATGCAGGCGCGCTTGGCATAGACGTTATCGCGGCACAAGGCGCGCGAACGGTTGCGCAGGATCGGCAGGCTGGAATACAGCTCACTGTCGGACGAGCCGGCGGATGCGGTAAACATCAGGCGGCCACCCTTGGCGCCAGAGTAAAGCCGTTGCCCGGTCTTTGCCTTTGGCGCCGGCGTTGCTTTGTCGCGCTTGAAGAAATCCAGAATCTTCATGCAAACCTCGCCACGATGCGCGTTTTGTAGATGCCGCTCGCTTTTTGTTCTTCGCGGGAGACTTCCAGCTTGAATTGCGTGCGCATCTGCATCAGGCGATCCTTGTCGCGGCTGATGTTGCGGTCGCCGGTGCTGGCGCTGATCATGTCGAGCTGGTCGCCGGTGGCGCGCGATTCCAACGCGGCTTCGATGGCTTCCAGCATGCGGCGGGCAAAGCTGCGGCCATCATGCAAGGCATCTTTGGCCAGGTTCGGCAGCAGCGTAAAGCGGCCCGCATCGGCCTCGAAGCGCTCGGTGGCGGATTCGATCACGGCCAGCCAGTCATAAACGCCAGCCACCAGCGCCGCGGTGGTGGCTTTGGCGACGGTGACGGCATAATTGGCGCCGTCTGCGCTAGCTACTACGTCAAACTTGGCGGCAGCGCTGCGAAAGTAATAGGTCAGCGTCCACAACGAAGCCGGAAAGTCGGCCAGGTCTTCGCGTCGCCATTGCCAGGTATCGCCGCAGCGGGCTGAAGTGGGTTCTGTCGTGGGGATGGTTTGCGCCATGCCGCCAGACTAGGCGGGCGGTGTGACCTTATGCGGCCCGATTCGTCACTTTTTGGCGGTGGCCTTGTAGATCATTGATACTTGACTTCTAACATGCGTTAGAGCGCACGCGAGCGGCCTTCATCCTCACGCGAATCTGTGCCAGTTCGTTGCCGTTAATCGGTTCCTCGTCTGCTGCTTCATCAAGCGAGAGTGCGATGTTCGTCCGAAGCCACGCATTCATCATTTCGCCAATCTCGCCCCATCCGTCCGCATGGCGCTCGATCAGTTGGAACGCGATAGCCCCATCCATTCCTGCCCATTGTTGTTTCTTGTCCGCTTCTTCTGGTGTCATATTCTTTCTCCGTAAATGCGCTCTAACCAGTCATTCAAGCGGGACGCTGCGCGCCCCTTAATTCATGCGTTGGGCGTCATGTCCTCTGCGTCCATTTCTTCGGCCGTTACAATCGTTGTCATCGTCGTATTTGGCACACGCTTGCGCCCTTTGAATTGCGCACCTGTAACGCGCATCGCGTTACAGTCTTTAGGTGTTTTACCGATCCATCCAGCCGCAAAAATTTCAAATCCTTCCGGCACAGCTCCAAACTTCTTTAATGCCGCTTTGCCGTAGCTTGTTCTGCTCATCACATCGTCCATTTCAATCTCCAATCATCAAGCCCAACAAACCAATCAAGCGGGACCGGCGAACATCCTGCGCGGTCTTGGCTGGCCGCATCACGCCGGCCCCTTCCAGCGGTGACAAGACACCGTGCCCGCCACGAAATAAATGCAAAAAGTTCTTGCGTTCTTTTGTTTTGTGTGTATAATTCAACTCATGGGGTGCAGATTGCTTCCCTTCCGCGCCTCGGGATATCAGGGGTAGGAGTTGAAAATGACCAAATCTGTTAACCCCCTCTGGACCGCCTACAACAACCTGTTTAACGAGGGCGGCGAAGGCTACAACCCCCACGACCAATACATCACCACTGGCGCCGGCGAACCTGAGTGGTCCAAGCTTGATGACCGCAAATATCGCCTGATGTGGAAAATGGAAGGTACGTCCACTTCTGATCCGCGCTACGCCGAGATGGAAAAAGAGGTCGAAACTCTGACCGCCGCCATCAAAATCGCGCAAGCCGCAAACATCTGAGCGGAGGCGGCCATGACACACAATCAACGTGGCCGCCTTACCGTCGATCTTGGCGGTAACTGGCGGTGGTATGCCAACATCATCCCGGCTGGAAGCAAGTGTCTGGGCACCGTCACCACCCAGCACGGCGAAACAGGGGCGCTCATATTTACCGCATATGGCATTTACGCCAGGCTCAACGCCGGAGCGCTGGTGTCCCTGCCACAAGCCAAGGTGCAGGCCGCTGTTGAGGCGGCGCGCTCTGGATCGCATGGCGGGCCTGGTCGCGGTCAGGGCATCACGGCAGCGGATGGTGCTACCGGCCTCAAACGCCGCAACATCAGCATTGACGACGCAAGCGCGGACACCCTGCGCCAGTTCGGCGACGGCGATTTGTCCTTGGGTATTCGGCGTGCTGCTGCTCATATCAAATCCCTCTAACTCTGCGCTTAAGCCCTCGTTTCAATCTTGGTCACTTTTTGGTCACGCGCAACGCCCACGACCGGCTGACGCCATGGCGCGCGGCCACCACGCCGGTCGGCAGCTTCTTGGCATCCTGGATGATGCGCTGCTGGCGGGCGGTGTCCTTGCGGCTGTCCGCCGGCGGAACATAGATGCGCTCGGCGGGATATTGCCGCCGGATCTGCTTTTCCAGTTCGCCGGCCAGGTCTTCACTGAATCCATGTCCGGATTCAGTTGCACAGCGAACCATGAAGTCGAGCATTTCGCGCAATGTGGCCAAGGGGTTCATCTCCGGGACAGGCCGCCAACGCGGCGCGGCAGTTGCGGGCGGGATTGGGTCTGGATGGCTTGCGGCGCGGCGAGGTCTTTGCCGGCCAGGCGCATGGCGGCCAGGCTGTACACCTTGCAATCCAGCGTTTCATTGCGTGGCCTGGTCTGTACCCATTCCTGAAACGGGCGCGTGCCTTTGATCTTGGTCACCAGTTTTTCGGCGGCGAGTTGGGCGAAATACTCATCGTCAAACGCGGCATCGCTGGGGAAGTGCACATAGCCGGGGCCGGGCTGCAACAGTTTCAGCCGGGCGTACAGCAGCACCTTGCCCTGATCGACGCCGATGGGTTCCACCGGCGCGCCTTTCTTGCGCCGGGTGCGCAGGCGCTGGCGGCGTTTCTTTTCGTCTTCGATCAGCGGCCGGCCCATGCCGGTGACGCCCTTCATGGCCACGCACCAGCGGCGCTTTTCGCAGTAGGCATAGACCATGCTGGTGTTGAAACCGGAGTCTATTCCGGCATACTGCACGCCTGCGTCGGTCATCGCTTCGGCCAGGTCTTCCCAGACTTCCGGACGCGCGGTGTCGCCGGGCAGAATCACATGATCCAGCGTCCAGCATTCCTCGCCGGCGGCCCATCCGTCGATGGTCATTTCCAAGCGATCCTTTTGCACATCCACGCCGGCGGTGATCAGCCGCATAGGCGGTTTTTCCGGGTATTCCTCCAGCCTGGCCAGCAGGGCCAAATCCTCGATGTTGTCGCCCTGTTCTTCCCAGCTTTCGCCCAGCGTGGTGTTGATGAAGCGTTTCAGGTTGGCGGTGTCGCCGTGCGCTTCCTGCCATTTCTGCCACAGTTCGCGCCAGGTGAAGCCGAGGCCGATGGGCGAATACAGGCCGGACAGGTGATAACCGCGCACGTCGCGGCCTGGGTGGCGGGCGATCCAGCGGCCGCGCGCCAGCATGTCCGGCTTGTGATGTTCTTCGATGCGCTCGCCGCACTCTTTGCAGTGGTAGTACACCGCGCCGGTGGCGTCGTTGTGGGTCAGGCCATAGCGGCCATCGTCATGCCGCCAGCGCAGCACTTGGTATTCGCCGCAATGCGGACAGGGGACGTGATATTCCCGCGCGTCGGATTTGTCGTATTCGGTTTCGATGCGGCTGGCACCCTTGACGGTGGGCGTCGAGACCAGCAGCACCTTGCGGCGCGGGAAGGTCTTGGTGCGCTCGTCGATCAGGCCGAGCGGGTCGCCTTCCTGGCCGACTTCCCACGGGAAGCGGTCAACCTCATCGCACAGAACATAGCGGATCGGCATCGACGCCAGCGACGCCGGCGAGTTGGCGCCGCCGATGACCAGCATGCCACCGGGAAAGTCTTTCAGGTCTTCGGCATTGCCGGCGTCACGCTTGGCGCGGCTGTCGAACAGGCTGCGAATGATCGGCGTTTCCTGCAACAGCGGGTCGAGACGCTGCCGCACCCAGCGCTTGCGCACTTCCAGCGTCGGCAGCACCACCAGCATCGGCGCCGGCGCGTGCTGCATGACGTAGCCGATCCAGTTGAGGCCAACCTCCGTCTTGCCGAGCTGCGCCGCGAACATCAGCACAATGCGCTGCGTGGCGTTGTTGGCGGATAGCTGATCGAGTATTTCGCGCAGGTAGGGCGTGCGATCGGTCCGCCACGATCCTGGCTCGCCGCTGCCCTTGCTGGTCAGCACGCGGTATTTGTCCGACCATGACGAAACGCTGGTCAACGGACGCGGGCGCGTGTGGCGGGCCAGCAGGCCATAGAAGTGCGCGCGGGCGTGCGGGATGGGGGTGGTGGATTTGCGGGCGGGGATCATTGTCCGGTTTTCAACAACGTCGAATACGGCACCCGAATCCGCGCGTTGAACACGCGCGCGGCTTGCGGGTTGTTGTCCAGATCGGCGCGGCTGGTGATGCCGCAAATCATGCGGACGGCAGCGGCGGCGGTTTTGGCGGCAGGATAGCCCAGGTTCAGCGCGTGCCATTCGGCGGCGAACGCGTGCGCCAACCAGGATTGAAAGAGCGGATCGGCGCACAACATCGCCGCCAGCAGCGCCAGCGGTCCGCCTTTGGGTTTCTCGCTCAGGTCTGCCGCTGCGCATGCAGGCGCAGGATTTCCGCTTTCAACGCTTCCACCCTGCCCTGCACCATCGGCATCTTCGGGTATTCCTGCCGGCGCCACAGCGGCCAGCCCAACACCAGCCGCGCTTCGGTTTCCAGCCGCCAGTCCGGTGTCCAGGTCGGGGATGGCGTCGCGCAGCACTGTGGGCACAAACAAGGCATCGGCAAGCCCTTTCTGGTAAGCGGCCTCAACGACGTGCATCAGCGCGGCGTCGAGGCTGTGGGGTTTGCTGGCGTTGCTGGCCAGGTAGTCTGCGAAGTCGGCGCGGACCAGGTTTAGGTCGAGGGTCATGTCGGGAATTCCGCGCCGGTGGCGGCGTGAATCGCGCGACGGCCGGTGTATTGCTGCCAGCGGCGGACGATCACGTCGCAATACTTTGCCTGCATTTCCATTGTGTAGCAGACACGTCCAGTGGTTTCGGCACCGATCAGCGTGGAACCAGATCCACCGAATGGCTCGGCGCACAAGCCGCCGGGCGGAAGGCTGGAACGCATTACGCGCTCCATCATGGCCACCGGCTTTGGCGTGGCATGTCCGTGGCGTTCTTCTCCGGTTACACGAGTAAATTCCCAAACGTCCGTCATGCTGTCATGGGTGTTGTCGAAGTAAGCGCGGGTGGCGTAGAAGTCGCGCTTTAATGCGTAGAAGTCGCGCTTTAATGCGTCGTGGTCGCGCTTGAAAGCGTCGTGGTCGCGCTTGAAAGCGTCGTGGTCGCTGGCGGCGGCTTGTATCTTGGCGTAATGCTCCGCAGTAATTAGTGCCCATTGGCTTTTTGTTACCCAATGTTTAGCCATTTGCGTGCCGGTGATATGGTTAAGGTCTTTTACCGTCCATCCGGCGCGCTTCATTTCGCCTTCAATGTAGGTTCTGACAGGCTCCCAGCCTTCCCAATAGTTGTCGGCATTGGTGTTAAATCCTTGCTCCCCAAGCATGAAAAATATGCAACGCTCTGTGGGGTGAAACATGCGGCGAGATTCCAGCGGGACGCCAGAAACAAGCATCGTCGGATTGTCTTCACGTTTATCCCATGTAATTTCGTTCCTGATCGTCATCCGTTCCGATGATTCCAGGCCACCGCGCCACCATAATCGCCACAGGTCTGGCGAATTTCCCCAGATGTAAACGCTGGCGTTGTCTTCGGTAGCTGCGCGAAATGCGCGCCACCATTGCATTTGGAAGGCGTCAAGTTTTCCGGCATACAGGTTGTCATTGGCTACGCCATCGGCTTCCTTCCCCATGCCATAAGGCGGGTCCGCGTGAATCAATTGCGCTTTTTTTCCATTCATCAGTAGCGCCACGCTGCCCGCGTCGGTGCTATCTCCGCACATAATCCGATGCTTTCCCAGCAGCCACACGTCTCCCGGCTGCGTGACCACTTCGGCCTGCACTTCCGGAACTGCGTCGGCGTCGGTTTCGCCTTCCGGCGTGGCGTCAAGTTGCGCCAGCAGTTGGTCGATGTCGCCCAGTTCAAATCCGGTCAACTCCAGGTCGAAGCCGAGTTCGCCTAAATCCTTCAGTTCCAGCGCCAGGATGTCTTCGTCCCATCCGGAATTAAGCGCCAGTTTGTTGTCGGCGATGATGTAGGCGCGCTTTTGCGCGTCGCTCAGATGCGACAGGCGGATGCACGGCACCGTATCCATGCCGAGGCTTTGCGCGGCCATGACGCGGCCATGCCCGGCGATGATGCCGCCATCGGCGTCGATCAGCACCGGGTTGGTGAAGCCGAATTCACGGATCGATGCGGCCACCTTGGCGATCTGCTCCGGCGAGTGCGTGCGGCTGTTGCGGGCGTAGGGGGTGAGCGCGCCGATGGCGATGTGTTCGATGTGCTGGGCGGTGGGTGCGGTCATGCGCTGATGCCTTCCATTTTGCGTTTCATGTGGTCGGCGATCTGCGCCAGCAGGTCGCCGGTGATGCCTTCCAGTTCGGCATGGATGGCGTTGACATCGCCCCGGTGCGCGGCGATGGCCGGCGCCAGGCGGTCTGGCATGCCTTCCAGTAGGCCGCGCAGGGTGTTGCCGAAGTCGGCCAGGACGTAATCGACCTCGGCACGCTCAACCAGGGCGCCGGCGGCTTTGTCGAGTTCCAGATTTGCCAGTTCGGCCTTGGCTTTTTGCAGCTTGTAGGTTTCAAGCTTCAGCGCGGTGCCGATCTTTTCCGCTGCCGGCATGTCGTTGCGGCTGTTGCTTTGCGTTGCGGATGCCGTTTCGGCTTGCGATACGGCCCAATTTGCGGGGTTTTGCTGCGTCTGGCTAGGGTTGTATTCGCCGGCCGATCTTTGCGCGTCAAATTGGGCCTTGCGCGCTTCGTGGTGCGGTAGCGGGCTGGATGTGGCTTCTTTCATCCGGGCGGCGGCTTCCGGGTCGATCAGTCCATGCGCGTCGGTTTCGATGCGGCCGTTTTCGATCCAGCGGTGCACGGTGGAGCGGTTTACGCCACAAATCCGAGCAAATTCGGCTTGGGTGACGCGGATCATTGGGTGTTTCCTTGAAAAACTACGCCAACAAACCAAAAAACTACGCCAGCAACTACGCCAAGAATCTTTTTAACCATTTGATTTATTGATGAAACTACGCCTACTACGGCAACTACGGCAACAACGCACATATGAGAGTTGTTGCGTGTGTTGTGGTTTGTTCTCTTGTGTGTGCGCACGCGCCTATACGCGGAGCTTGGCGTAGTTGGCGTAGTTTCCGATGTGGCAGCGGGCTGGTGCCGTAGTTGTTGGCGTAGTTGTTGGCGTAGTAGGCGTAGTTTCATGGCGAGATGCCGAGCGCGGACTCGAAAGCGAAAAAACACACGGTCAGCCATTCGGCTTGGCTGGCGTATTTGTCGCGCTGAAATTGCGGGTTTCCCCACTTTTCCGCCGAGGCGCCAACCGCATCCGCCGGCGGCACGACCATCTTCCGGTTTTTGTTGGTGCGGTCATGCAGGTTTGTCCAGGTGGGTAGCGGCGTGCCGGCCTTCCAGCCGGGAAGTTTTCCGGCCAGGCTGATCAAGTCCTTGGCGCCACGCCGCCGCTCGCCATGTGTTTCGCACCAGCGGCCATACGCCTCAAACAAATGCGAGCCGAGGCAGGGGCAGAACGGCAGCGGGTTGCCGTCGCGGTCGTCGATCTCGCCGGCAATCCATTCATGCAGGAAGCGTTCCTCGCTGGACTGGCCGAGGTTGACCAGTTCCTGCTTGGCTTTGGTCATCGGCGGCTTTGTCCAGGGGTGGAAGTCGCTGGTATCGACTTTCAGCAGGTAGTCATGCAGCGCGGCAATGCCGCCGTTGTCGATTTCTTCGTTGACGGCGTGAAAAAACGCATCGTCGAGCTTGGGCGGAACCCAGATCACCAGATGCCGGCGGTCATCGTTTTCCAGTACCAGCGGCATGCGCTCGTTGGACAGGAACACGATATTCATCTGGTTTTTTTCGTTGTGCGCGGCGACGTTCTTCGGGTTGACGCGGATGGTGTCACCGGTGATGAAGCCCTTCAGCCGGTTTTTGATGTGATACATGTCCTGCCGAGCCAGCACTTCGTCGGCAACGATGAACAATTTTTTCTCGGACCAGTCGGCATTGAACTTGTCTTCCAGCGCTTCCTGCCCAAGCACGCGGCCATAGGGGCCATAAATCTGGCTGTAGGCTTCAAAGAATCGGCTCTTTCCGGTGCCCTGGCCGCCATGCACGACGATGGCGCTGTGCATCTTGGCGCCGCGATGCTGCAACGGGTAGGCCAGCCATTTCAGAATCCACAGGTAGATGTCCGAATCGTTGGTTTCGTTGCCGCACAGGTATTCCAGCAGCTCCAGCAACTTGGTGCAGGTGCCAGCTTTCGGTACAGTCGGCCAGCCGCCGAACAGGTTGCAGCGGATGGCGCTGTCTTTTTCGGTCGGGTCGAAGCCGATTTCTGTGTCGCGCGCCACGCGCCAGTCTGGATGATCCTTGAGCTGGTCCCAGCCATGCCGCGGCAGCAGGTTCACCACGTCTTTCTTGTGGATCAGCCGCCGCTCGCTTTCATCGAACAGCACATCGCCGCCCAGGCCGTAGGTTCCCCAGTAGCGCCGCGCTGCATCATCGATGCTGATGCGCGAGACCATTCCGCCTTCGCCATCCCCGCCCCCCTCTTGGGAGAGACCCCGCGCCAGAGAGAGGGTTTGCCCGGCGCCTGCGATCTTGGCGATGGCCTGCTGGATCTGCGCAGTGACGGCCTGGGCGCCTTCCAGCGCGGCGAGGTCGTTGAAGTCGGTCAGCTTCTTGCCGCCACGGTCAACGGTGAACACCGGCTTGCACCAGGAAGCGCCCACGGCCAGCGCGGCGGTTTCGGCGGCGGCACAGCCGGGGTTGCCTTCGGTCAGGTAGTCGTCATCGGCGCAGATCAGGATGCGTGTGCGCGGGTAAGCCTTTCTCAAATTTTCCGCTACCGGCTTCAGGTTGCCTGCGTCGAACGCCAGTGCAACAGGTAAGCCGGTCGCTTCGTGTAGTGTTGCGAATGTTGCGTAACCTTCGGCCAGCAGCAACACATCCCGAACCACGCCAAATATAAAAAAGTGGCCTTTCTTGGCCAGACCGCGCGGGAAATACTCTTTTTCCAGCTTGCCGGCGGCGCGATCCTTGCCGCGAATGATTTGCAGGCCGTGCACCTTGCCGCTGGCGTCGCACATCGGGATGGCGAACGTGCCATTTCGCGCCGGCGCCCAGCGCACGCCATAGGCTTGCACGCCCTTGCGGGTCAGGTAGTCGGATGCACCAGCGCCGGGTTCGTAGTTGCGCCAGACTTTGGCGGCTTCGGCCGCGGCCTTGTCGGCGTCGCGCTGGCGATCTGCATCGGCGCGTTTGCGGTCATCGGAGATGCGCTTTTTCAGCGCGGCGGATTGTTCCGGGCTGATGGCATTGCGCTCGATGACGATTTTCTGCGCGTTGTTGTCATTGCCCTGCCAGATGCCGAAGCTACCAACCAATATCCGCCCGCCATCATTGCCGGCGATTTCATGGATGGCGTACCAGCCGCGCTTCTCGCGGTCGCCTTCTACCTTGCAACGGCGCATGCGGCCGATGTCGATGCCGCCATCCACCACCAAACCGGCAGATTGAAGCTGGGAAAGCACGCTGTCGTAGTTGTTCATTTAGCGGTGACCAGTGCGGCCTGGTAGGCGGCGATGAATTCTTGATTGAAATACTGCTTGACCATCTTGCTGGCATTTCTTTCAAGGCTGAACCGCTTGCGATAGCTGGCACGCTTGAGAAACA